TAATAAAAGTTATCTATTGTATAGATTTTAGATCCTTGGAAAGTTTCCATGGAAAGATCCATTTTGGGATTTATATCAAATAACATTAGAACTGAAATCCCCCAAACTTACTATCAGGAGTAGATTGTTCATCTTCATCTCGTCCATTGTCAACGATATTCTGCTCACTCTGCTCACAATCATAGAGACGCATCTTGGCACGGTCAATACCAAGAATAAAACGTTTATGAACCGTTGGATCATTATAACGATTCTTCAATTGCTTCACCATAATTTGTCCCAACTCCTGAAGCTCATCTGTAGAAATAAGGGCAAACATAAGATCAGCAGTAGCAGGGAGACCAAAGGATTCCGAAGTGTCAGTAAGGTCAATATCAGAGCTAGCATAACCAGAACGAGTGGTCTGCGTGGCAGAAACGATAGGGACGTTTGCTTCGACAGCCAACCCTCTAAGTTCTTCTGCAATAGACTTAATATACGAATATGAATTGACAGAGCTGTTTCCGCGATAACGGGAGGAAGCACATATATTAAGGTAATCAATGAAAATGATATCAGGTCTAAATGACTTCTTAAGTGCAAGTTCATTAAGAAGTGCCTTAAAGTGTCCACTGTGTGCGCTCGCGGTAGGATACTCTTTAATGATAAGACTTCCCTGAGTCTTCTTGCTAAGGTTATTTACCTTAGACTCAAACATGGGACGAGGAAGATCTGTGATCTCCTGAATATTGACATTTAAAAGATTCGCGTCAATTCTCTCAGCAATCTTTTCCTCTGCCATCTCCATAGTGATATACAATACATTATATCCTGAGAGCAAGGACGATGAAGCCATATGGCACATAAACAAAGACTTTCCGACACCAGTGCCAGCAAGAGCGATATTAAGAGTCTTGTTAGGTAAACCACCTTTAGTAATTTTGTTAAAGTAATCGAGATCAAACGGAATACGATCTTCTTTACGGTGGTAAGATTCAAAACGTTCCTGGAAGTCTTGTAGGTAATCATGGCCGATGTGATTATCAAAAGATACAGCTAGTGCATTACTAAGGATGCTTGGGATAGCATCACGATTTCTCTTCTCATCATTGCCATCTGCAATGTGAATGGACTCCATGAGTGCAAGATAGATTGCCCTATCGCGACACCACTTTTCAGTAGTATCAGTCAGCCATTGTTGATCAACATCTTTATCTTCTAGTTCTGCAATATATTTTTGTGCCGTCTTGATATCTTCACCAGTCAAATCTGAACGATTTGATACCTCAATTTGAAGTGCCTCAAGAGAAATCAAGTTATCATACTTGACAATAAACTCAGAAGACTCTAGAAAAAGAACCTTCTGAATTTTGTCTTCAAAATATTCTGGTTGAATAAAGGGAATTACCTTTCTTGCATAATCATCATTATGAATTAGATTTCTTAGAATTGTGACTTCAATTTGTTCCATCAACACCCGTAGCTAAACTCCTCTTTTGCAATTTGATCAAGTTTCTCCATTACTTCTGGAGTAAAATATGCATCTGGTTCTTTGAGGATTTGTTTGGCGTATACTTTTTTGCCATCCATTTCGTAACGTCCTGCGACGTTTTTCCAGAGACCGCCAATCTCACCGAGTTCAAGAAGACCATAATAACGGTCAAGGCCACGCTCATCGTAATACAGACGTACTTCAACATTTTTATTCTCCTTACTCAGACGCGACTTAGCAGTCTTTGCCTTGATAATGTTTCCAACGATTTCTGTTCCATCCTTTTCCTTTTTCTTGCTAAGATAAATGATCGTAGAGGCAGCATACTTAAGGCCGCTACCACCACCCATTTCTTTTGTAGGAACGTAAGAACCGATAACATCGTAGGTGTGATTGGTTACAATCATGGGAATGTTTGCTTGACCAAGTTTAAGAGTCAACATACGGAATGCACCTTTGACCAATTGAGATTTGGTCATGTCACGAACCTGTTTGTCGTTCAGTGCATCAGTGATCTCTTTCTCGGTGGATAGCATACCCAGAGAGTCTAGCACAAACATACAGGGTTTGCGCTCATCTTCGGGTTTCTTTAAATATATATCTACTGCTTTGAGCGCTTTACTGCGGAAATCCTCAATTGTAACAACATTAACAACGACAAGACGAGAAGTATCGATGCCACGGGATTCGATTAGTGATTTGGTAATAGCGGCTTCAGTATCAAAATAGAGACAATAGCCATCGGGATTGGAATCCAGAAAATTTTTGACAACGGCGAGGCTGAAGAAAGTCTTTCCAGTTGATGACTCTCCAGCAATAGCAGTAATCTTATTCCCAGATACACCGCCAAATACACTACCTGATACAAGTGCATTAAAAATGTACGAACCCGTGTCAACATAAGTTTCTGTTTCATCAATATCAGAAGCGAGTTTGGTGAAGTCATCACCAATCTCCTTCACGATGTCTTTTAAAAAATCCATTCAGTTCCACCTTAGAGTATTTAAGTATTCTAGCACATCTTTACGAACATCCATCAGTTCATGATAACATTTTTGATTATGGGCACACTGCCTAAGAGCAGGATCTGGTTTAAGAACGCTCTCAATAAAGAGATCTAGTCCACGGTTCCATTTATCCTGCTTAGATTCACCGTCATCGATTGTATACTGATCTTTCATCCAAAAAAGTCCTCCAGACTTACAGTTTTTTCTACAGACCAACCAATAGCATCTAGGATAGCCTTTAAAGGATCCACAAATGCTTTACTAAATTGAAGTTCATAGTCCACATACTTATTCAGATCCAGTTCTTTTGGAAAATCCTGGATGAAAGAAAATACATTCTCATGAATTGTATTTGGGACCTTCAAATAACAGAACTTGATTTTCTCACCATTCTGAATTAAAGAATACTTGTTTGTAAGTTTCTTATCTTTTATGTAGTGATTAAAGAGAAGAGCTCCACGAACATGAATTGGAGTGCCCTTCTTGTAGATAGAAGAACGATCACTGAACTTTTCAACATCACTTACGGATCGAGGAAAAGAAATTTCCTCTGGTGCCATCTTTTTGAACTTTGTTCTAGATTTTTCAATGAAGTTAATGACATCATCTTCAGTTCCAGTCATCACAAGTTTGAGGGCATCCTTAATCATCTGGCGACAAGGTGCTGGTGTGGATGATTTGACTGCCTCAATACCCATGATCTTAAGTTTAGGTTCTGCATATGCAACACCCTCACTATTCCAGACGTTAAGAATATATCGCTTCTTCGCGGTCCAGATACCACGATCAGCGATATTCTCACGCTTCATTTGCATCTTCTGGTCATAAGCCGATACGTATGATGCCAGTTCCTGATAAGACTTATCGATAAATGGTTCCAGTTTATCTTGACAGATCTTGTCAAGTATAGAAACAATCTCTGCTTTATTGCCAGACTTAGCACCAAAAAATTTATCAACAAGAGGTCCAAGATTAAGATAGATTGAGTCGGTATCGCTAGCGATAACATAATCTACTTCCTCAGTTTTTAAAAGGGTATTTAGATACACATTCATTTTGTTTTCAATCCATCGGATTGAAACCTGGCCAGATAATGTGATGGCCTCTGCATTCTCTAGTTTGTAATACCTGAAGTATTGATTACCAATAGCACCATAAGCAGAGTTAAGAGAAATCTTCTTCGCCATTTGAATGTTGTTACATCTGGCGATCTCCTTTTTAAGTGCATCAGTAGGCGTCTTCTCATACTCCTGCTTTGCTTTGAGCATCCGCTTCTTGAAAATGACACGTTCTCCATACATTTTGTCCATCAGTTCTGGAAGAAACCCACGCTTATCTTTACGGAACATAGCGCCATTAGCACAAACAGCGTAGTCCTTATACATCTCGAAGGTTATTTGCTCATTAAGTATTTTTTCAACTGAAGCTGTTGGGTGTCGTTCATCAAGAAGGGTTTCTGGTGAGATATTGTACTGCATAATAAGATGAGGGTAGAGAGAGTTAAGGTCAAAACTGACAACCCAATCATACCTTCCAGGAATCGGTTCCTTAACATATGCACCCGC